TCAAGCCGCTCCGGGCGTAAAGCGGATCTCGCCGTCCGTGACGCCGGCTCCGGCCGGCGCGGTCGCGTAGCCGGCCTTGAGGTTGCCCGAGGCGGTCGTCGTGAACTCGCCGCTGCCGGCGTTCCAGTAGAGCGTCGCGCCTACGGCGATATCGTCCGCCGCGCGGACCGTCACGGAGAAGACGCCCTCGACCTCGACCTCGACCGGAGCCCCGGCCGCGGCGTCCTCGACGGCTATGCCGATCAGCTTGTTGATCGCGACGACGTCGCCCGAGGCGACGCCCCCGGCGGGCGCGGCGACGGTCAACACTTCGCCGCGCTGGCGGTAGTTCTTCATAGGAGCCCCTTCGTGCTGCGGATGAGGATATCGGTTACGGCCGGGCGGTCGCAGGCGGCGATCCGGCGCTCAAGATCCGCGATCGCCTGGGCGAGCTCGGCGCCGTTGCGGTAGGTAACCCGCTTGCCGTCGTACTCGACCGTCAGGACGCCCTGGTCGCGCAGCTCCAGGAGCGCGTCGAGCCGGCCTTCGAGCGTCGCCCGGTCGGCCATCGCTTACTGGCCCGCGTTCACGAACCAGCCGCGCCAGTCGAGGACCGCGACGGCGAAGTCGTTGAGCACCGAGAACTTGACGCTCTTGGTGTCGAAATCGACCGTACTGTCGACCTGCGGGCCGGCGCGGCCTTCGAGGCGAACGATCACCAAGCCCTCGACGCCCTCGCCCGCGAGATACCAGCGCGCCGCGTCCGTCAGCCTCGGCTCGACCAAGAGCCGCAGGTTCGTGAAGGCGTTGACGTCGCCGACGGCCGCCGCCTGGATCGCGCCGAGCTGCTTCTGCGCGACCGTTTCGAGATCCGGCGGGACGACGAGATAGCGCGGTTCGACCGCGACCCGGTTGCCGCGGCTGTCGGTCTGCCGGCGCATCGCCAGCCTCGCCGCCGAGAGCGTCGTCTCGTCGATCGTCGCGCCGCTCGCGGCGAGGTTGCCGTGATCGGCGTGGAACAACGCCTTGCCGTCGCTCATCGTAACGCCGACGCCGCCGGAGCCGACGAGTGCTGTGACGAGCTGCTGGTCCTCGGTCTCGCGCGCGGCCCGGCCGAGCCTCGCCGGAACATCGACGAGGAGCCCGAGGTCGTCGTTGATCAGCGCCTCGCGGGTCAGCCGAAGGCCTCGCGCCCAGTTGACGACGGCGACGCTTTCGCCGGCCTCGTCGATCGCGCCGTAGCGGATCTCGCCGCCCTCGTAGCGGCGTACGAGCGGGTCGAGCTCCGAAAGGCGAATGAACTTGCGCTCGCGATAATCGAGGACGACTCGGCTCCCGGCGAGCGTCCGCAAGGCGGAACCGGGCCGCTGATATGCGGCGGCGACGGATCGGCGGGTCGCTTCCGTCAGCGCCAGCGGAAGGTCGCTCGTCGAAAGCGCCCGTTCGATCAGGGCGGGGGCGGCGAGCCCCGTAACGTTGTGCCCGCCCTGGCGCAGGCTCTCGCGAGCGAGCTCGACGACGCTCAAGCCGACGAAGGCGCGCGCCGGCTCCGATGGCTCGTAGTCGGAGGCGATGCGCGCGTAGAGCGCCTCGCCCATCGCCCGGCCGCGAAAGCCGGGGTCGTCGTAGCCGCTCGCGCGGATCGTATCGATGCGCGGGGCCTGGGCCTGGCGCTCGCGCCAGCGATCGACAACGACGGTGCGCGCCTCCTCGCGGGTCATCTCTAGGCCGCAGAGCTCGTCGGCGAACGCTTCGGGCAAGCGAGCGGCCTCGACGAAGCGGCGGATCGCAAGGTCGGTTTGCTCGCGGGTTTCGGCCGCGGGCGAGTTGGTATCGGGCATCGTTGCCTCCTCGTGACGTACGACCGCGCCCGCGTCGGCTCCGAGCGCGCAAAGTGAAACCTCGTGCACGGCCCACTTGGCCGCGGTGCGAACCGAACCGTCCGTTCGCCAGCGCTCGACGGAGTAGCCGATCGAGCACGCGGGCTTGATCCCGGCCTTGATGTCGGCGAGCAAGTCCCTGGCGCGAGCGCTCAGCCGAAGCGTCGCGATCAGCTTGCCGGCCTCGACGCGCGCGGCGGTTACGACGCCCAAGAGCGCCGCGAGCCCTGTGCGCTGATGGCTGTCGAGAACCGGCTTGCCGACGAGCGCGGTCGGATCGAAGCCGGACGGGTCGAGGCGCTCGACGTAGCCGGCGCGCTGTACCGGGGCGAAGGTCGAGGCGACGACCTCGATCAAGTCCTCGCCCACGGTCGAAGCCTCGGCGGAGCTCAAGCGTTCAAGCAGCTGCATCTTCAACTCCGGTAAGCCCCAAGACGCGTTCGCGGCGGCGATCCTCGGCGCGCTCGCGATCGACTTCCTCGACGTCGCGGCCGTGCTCGGCGACGATCTCGGCGCGCGAGCGCAGGCCGGCGCGGATCGCGAGAACCTCCGCCTCGGCGTCCTTCAGGGGATCGACCCAGTGCCAGCGCGGGCTGATGAAGGCCACCCGGCCGATCTCGGGGTCGTCGGCCGGCAAGGCGCCGTTCAGGACGGCGAGCTCGATGAAGCGCCGCCAGACGGGCGCCAAGAGAAGCGGGACCAACACCTGGGCGCGCAGGCTGTCGACGCGGCGGCGAAACTCGACGAGCCCGGCGCGGATGGACGAATAGTTGACGGCGCTCAGGTCGCCGCTCAGGAGCTCGAACGGCAGGCCCAGGCCCGAGGCGATCTCGCGCAGGCACCAGCGCTGGAAGGCGTCGTACTCCTGGCCGAGCTCCGGCGGGTCGGAGAACTTCACGTCGAAGCCGCTCGGCAAGACCTTGAGCACGCCCGGCTCCAGTCCGCTTTCGAGCGCGCTGCCGGTCTGCTCGCCCGCGTAGGGCCCGGCCGAGCCGTCCGGCGAGTACAAGAACCCGGCGTGCAAGGCGCCGACCTTCTGGCGCATCAACTGCGCGTCCGAGTAGGCGTCGAGATCGCGGAGCTTCAGCAGCACCGGCGCGAGCCACGAGATGCCCCTTACCTGTCCGGGCGAGAGCGCCTCGTAGACGTGAAGGACGTCCTCGGCCGGCACGCGCACCGGCTGAAGCGAGGCCGCGAACGGCTCGCCTATCACGTCCTGCAGGACGTGATAGGCGGTCCGCCTGCCGAGCGCGTCGAACTCGATGCCGGCGCGAACGCGGACCCCGCCCCCGCGATCGGCGTGCGCGTTGGCGTCGATCTGCGCCGGGTCGAGCACCTGAAGCTTGAGCCCGTCCTCATAGCGCAGCCGCACAAAGCTTTCGCCGGCCTCGACCAGCGAGCGGCAGATGACCTGCTGCTGCCCGGCGAAGGTCGTTCGCCCGGAGGCGTCGCAGAGCTCCGCCCACGCGGCAAAGAGGTCGTCGATCTCGCGGCGGCGATCCGGCGAGGGATGCATCGACTGCGGCCGCAAGCCGGTCTCGGCGACGAGCGACGTTGCCCAAGCCTGGATCGCGCGCGCGGCCCAAGGCGAGTTGCGCGCGGCGTATGCGGCGCGGTTGCGTACGGTCGCGAGCCCAACCGGGACGACGCCGCTTGCGGGTACGGCGTCCGCCCAGCGTCGGCCACCGCTCGCGGCCTCCAGCGAGCGGATCGGGCCGCGCTTAGCGAGACGGTTGAGAAACTTCCACATTACCTGCGAAGGTAACCCAAATGTGGGGGTTCTTGAAGGGGTTGCGCCTAGACGGCTTCGAGCCAGCGGCTGCGGATAACCTTAGGCGGCCTCTTGGCGCGGCCGGGCCGTTCCTCCTCGAGCCTGAGCCCCAGCGCGATCAAGCCGTGAAGGGCGGCGCTCGCGTAGACCAGCGTATCGAGCGCCTCGTTGCGTTCGGAGCCGCGGCGGAGCGCCCAGGCGCGGACCGGGCGTCCCTTGACGAAGCGCGTAACGGCGTGCTCGGCCGTTAGCTGACGGAAGAACTCGCCGTCGAGCTTGCGGTGAAAGTGGACGAACCCCGGCCCCGGCTCGACGAGCCGTAGCCGCGCGGCCAGGGCGTCCTTGAGAGCGTCAACGCCGATCACGTAGACGTTGGTTCGGACCTTCGAGCGGCTCGGCCGACGCGGCCAGGGCGCAACGCCGGGTCCGCCGCGGCCCTTGATCGCCCAGACCCTGCGGTCGTGGCGGGTCCGGCAAAAGTCGTAGGCCGCCTTCGAGTGCAACCCGCCGGTATCGACGCAGGCCGCGCGGATCCCCAACGAGACGCCGCTCGCGTGGCGATAGGTTGCGGCGAGCGCGAGGTCCAAGTCGGCCCAGACCCGTGGGCCGGAGGGATCGCCGACGAGTACCTTGTAGTCGATCACCCAGGCCTCTTCGTCGAGGCCCCAGCCGACGACCTGAAGCTCGATCCGGTCCGACTGGACGTCGGCGCCGGCCGTCAGCAACCGGACCCCGGCCGGAAGGCCGTCCCAGGTCTCGCGCCGGGCCATCAAGGGATCGGCGGGGACGGTCTCGCCGGCTACGTCCTCCCAGGTCTCGGCGAGCACGCCGTTGACCCAGGCCTGAAGGCGAGCCGGGTCCTTGTGGACGCGCGCGTGCTCGACGGCGATATCGCCCCAGCGCCGCCAGGGGCTGTAAAGCGCGGAGAGCTGGAAGCCGGCAACCCGGCCGTCGCTCGGAGCGGTCGCTTGCCAACGGCCGAAGCGGAGAAGCGCCGGCTTGTGCCGCTCGTCGATCGCGGCGTCGCAGGCGTCGCAGACAAGGTGCGCGCGCTGCGGCTCTCCTTTCGGCCAGCGAAGCCTCGCCCAGGCGATCGGGGCAAGGTCGCCGCACTCGGGGCACGGTACGAAGTAACGGCGCTGGTCGCTCTCCAAGAACGCGGCCTCGATCCGCGAGAAGCCGGCGATCGTCGGCGTCGAGGTCATCAGCACCTTGCGCCGGGCGAAGGTCGCCGTCCGCGCCGTCGCCAGCGCAACCGGATCGCCCTCGCCCGCGGCGTCCGCCGGGTAGGCGTCGATCTCGTCCAAGAACAGGAAGCGAACCGGCATCGAGCGCAACCCGGTCGGGCTGTTGGCGCCGGTGATGACGACGGTGCCGCCGGGGAACTCCTTGCCGAGCATCGTATTCGCGGCGTCTCGCGAGCGAGGCTCGGCGACGAGCTCGCGTAGGACCGGCGACGTCTCGAAGAGCGGATCGAGGCGCTGGCGCGAGAAGCGGCGCGCCATCTCGATCGTCGGCTGGACGACGAGGACCGCCCCCGGCGCCTGATGAACGATATAGCCGAGCCAGTTGAGCCCGCAGGCGGTCTTGCCGACCTGCGCCGCGGCCTGGACGACGACGACCTCGACCGGCGAGGACGGCGACAGCGCGTCCATGATCTCGGCGAGGTAGGGCGTCCGAGCGGTTCGCCACGGGCCGGGCTCGCCGCTGTCCTTCGACGAGAGCTGACGGTAGCGATCGGCCCAGGCGGAAACCGTCAGCGCCGGCTCCGGCTTGAGCCCGGCGCGCCAAGCCTCGTCGGCGAAGGCGCTAGGCGAGGACATCGAGCGGTGTCTCGGCGAGATGCGCGAGCTGCTCGCGGACGAGCCTGTCGAGGGCCGCATGACAGGCGTGCGTATCCGCGCCGAGGGCGGAGGCGAGCTCGGGAGCCGCGCGCGTTACCCAAGCCTGCCAAGCGTCGCGCTCAAGCCGGGCGCGAGCGAAGACGGCGGCTCTCGTAGCGGCGGCCTCGACGAGCTCGCCGCGCTCGCGATCGAAGGCGAGCCGCGCGCGCTGGACCTGAACGAGAAGCAGCAGGCGTCGAGCCTCGGCGAGCGAAGGACCGGCGACGCCGGTAGGCCTCGCGACGCCGCCCTTGTTGCGACGGTCGGCGTCGAGGTTGTCCTCCATCCAGGCGAGCGCTCGGGCGGGGTCGATCGCGCCCTCGGCCGTAACGGGCAAGCCCTTGGCGATCAGCTGAGAGATCCGGCCGCGGCTCAAGCCGACCCGGCGGGCGAAGTCGGCCTTCGTTTCGTGCTCGTTGAGTTTACCCATATGAGGTGCCTGTAGCTAAAGATAGCGGGCGCCAAGCCCACCCCTATACGTTTTCGGGCGGAAAGGACCCGCGAGGACGGGCGATACTGCCGACGCGCCTGCTCAGTCCTCTAGAGCGACAACGAAACGATCGAGCCAGCCGTCTATCGCCGCGACTTGTTGCCGCACCTCCGGCGTCTCGGACGGCATAACGCCGCCGGCAACGAGCTCGGGCGGGTGCTCGCTACAGAACCGAGCAAAGTCACGTAGCGCTCCGATTAGATGCGTCGCCTCTTGAAAGCCTTGCGGTACCGGTCGCGTCTGCTTGCCGATCTCGGCTAGGGCGGTCACGGTCGGCGGGTCGTCGCCTTCGACGGCCGCGTCGAAGTCCTGCTGCGGCACGTTGGCGACGCGGACGGCGGTTACCTCTTGGTCCTTCGACATGCCGGCGGCGGCCGCCGCCTGACGCTGGGAAACGGTAGGGGCGCTCCCACCGTTTCCGGCCGGCCGCCCGCCTCGGGGGCTGGTCTGAAACTCCTTCAGGAGCTCGCCGGCTCGCCGGATCGCGCGCGCCTGAATGCGGGTTGCGAGCTTGAGCAGGCTATCGTCGTCGGCCTGCCGAGCGTAGCTCGCGAGCGCCTGGGCCTTGTCCGCCCAGTCCTTGCACTCATCGACGCTAGCGCAGCTCGCGAGCGCCTGCTTGGCGGTATCGTAGCTGGTCGGGAGCGGAGCTTTCGCGATGGGGATGTGAGCCGGGAGGTTCATCAATGCACCGTCGCGCCGAGCGAAGGCGCCTGCGGCTGATGCGCCGCGCGCTGCCGTTCGGCCAGGCCGAGGATCATCGAGAACGCGAGCCGCGATAAAGCGCGGCGAACGGCGTACGTCGAGGCGTTGAAGGCTCGGGCGAGCGCCTCTTCGTCGCCGACCGGCATATCGACGAGACGCAAGCCGGAGAGCTTCGCCTCGAACGCGACGACCGGCTCCTCGGGGAAGAGCTCGGGCAAGGTGAGGCAGCCGGTAAGGCTACCGCCCGCCTCGGGTTCGGCAACGAGCGTCAGCTTGAAGACCACGCCGTTGAGCTCGGCCTCGGCCTCGGCGCGAAGAAGGTCGGCTTCGGTGGTCATGGGCGCATCGCTCCGGCGAGCGCTTGTCGCCAACGCTCGACGTACTGCCGAGCGCTCGGCTCGTCGAGGATGTCGAGCAGGTAGCCGGCCTCGATCTCGCGGACCGGCACTCCGCCGGCAACCAGGGTCTTCAGCACCCGGTACCGGACGGAGCTGTCCGATTGCGGCGGTTGCGTTGCGACGCGCTCCGGCGCAAGAGCCGGCGGTTGCCTCGGCGGCGTCTCGGCCGGCGCGCCGGGGAGCGCCCAGACCCGATCGGCGCCGACGTCGTGCTCGCCGCGAAGCCAAGCCTCAAGGTCGCGATCGGTCGCTCGGTCGCCGTAGTCGACCACCCGCTCGCCGATCCGCCGCGCGAGGATCGGCACTTGGCCCTCGACGCACGCGGCGAGGAAGCGCAGCCGCAACAGCTCGCGCTTGCGGTCAGCGAGGATCTCGTCGCACAGCGCTCGCAGCTCGCAGATCCGCGGCGCCCATCGTTGCGTCCGCCGCCACCGCCGAGCCGCCTCGGCGACGACGGCCGCCGGGTACTCGGCGAGGTCGTCGAGCCAGTCGCTCGCGAGCGTCGCGTGTTGCTCGGGCGGGCGGTCCTCTTGCCGAAAGTGAAGCATCAGCTTGGCGAGGGTCGCCGCAAGCGTCTCCGGCTCCGCGGGACGTAGAGCGAGCTCAAGATCCCGCACGGCCTTCAGAAGAAGAACCGAAACATCGTCCTCCAGGCGCTGCGGCGGCCTCCAGTCGCCCCTACCGACGACGAGCCGCGCGACTTGCGGCGGCAGCAAAGCCGACGAGCATTCGATCTCCGGCGGTCTCGCGACGACGGCCGCTGCCGTTGCCGCTCGCGCTCCAGCCGTCGTATTGGCCTTCTGCAACTCGTGCGAAGTTTGTTTCATCCTTGATCATCCAGTCGAAATCCAGCTTCCAGCCGCGTTCGTTGTCGCCGTAGAGGCCGGGACCGTCGCGGATGCGGGCGAGAACCGCCGCCCAGCCTTCGACGCCGCCGCACTCGGCGAGCCGCGCGTCGAGGAAGTCGCGGCGACGAGCCGTGAGCCGCTGAGCCGGCTTCAGGCCGAGCTCGTTGGCGAGCGCGTTGAATTGATCGAAGGCTTGTCGCGTAGCTGCTGCTTCCCCTTGGTTAAATGGCGGTTCTATTACGGTTCGGGTCCCATCCTGGGAGGGGTCCCCTCCGATCCTGGGAGGGGTCCCCTCCGATCCTGGGAGGGGTCCGGAATTCGGAGGGGTCCGATCCTCGGAGGGGTCGGGGGTCCGATCCTCGGAGGGGTCGTGGCCTTCCGCGGGTACTGTGATCCGGTAGACCACGACCTTGCCGGGCTCATCGCGGACGACCTTGATCTCGCCAGCGGCCTTCAGGCCGTCGAGGGCGCGGTACACGGACGACTCGGAGCACGCGCACCGCTCGGCAATGGTCGGGACGCTCGGCCAGCAGAGGCCGTCCCTGTTCGCGCACTCGGCCAACACGAACAGGACCATCCGCGCCGTACCCTTGGCCCGGCTGTGGTCGAGCACCGCCTTGACGGTTCCGATGCTCATCGTGACGCTAAATGCGCTCGGACGTCGAGGTTCGGCGTCCGGCGTCGATGAAGCGATCGATGCTGCTTAGCTTATAGCGGACGCGGCGGCCGATCTTGCAGTATTCAGGGCCGTCGCCGTAGCAACGCCACTTCCGCAAGGTCGCCGCCTTGACGCCCAAGAGCTCAGCCGCGGCGTGCTCGTCAAGAAGGGGATCGCGCGAAGGCGGCGCTACAACTGCGGCCCCATATGCGTTCATCTTCTTATCACCTCGGTCCATATCTAGCGGCGAGAAGAGCTTGAAGGGGTGTTTCGAGAACAACAAGGGCCCAGGTGGGGAACACTGCTGGCAGTCCCCAAATTCCAGGGTTCCAACTAGCGGAACCGCTTGCGGATCGTCTCAGGGTTGTAGCCGGTCCGCTTCCCGAGGAACTCCGCCGCGCGTCGCGCCGAGAGGCCTTGCTCCAGCAGCCGGTCGAACTCCGGACGAAGCCCTGCGATCGCCGTCCCGACGCGCCGCTTCGGCCGTCGCCAACCACGCTCCGGACGGAGCCCGTCACGCCAAGCCTGAGCGAGCATCATCTCGTCGATCTGCGCGTGAAGGTCTTCGACGTACGCTGCGTATCCCGCGACGAGCTTCTCGGCTTCGAGCGGCGACAGCGCGTCGCCCGTAGGGATCTTCACCGCGGCTCCGGGGTCACTTCGCGCCGACGGGGCGGGGGTACGAGCCGCGCTCCGCAGCCGGTTGGTCGCGTAACGCCGCACGCGACCGCACCCAGTCCAGCAGTTCGCTTTCGAGCCAGCCGACCTTGTTCGGCCCGAGCGGGATGCGCCGCGGAACCTCTCCTTCCCGCTCCAACCGCCACCAGTGCTGCCGCGAGATACTGGTGATCAGCCGCCGCTCTTCCTCGCCGACGATACGATCCGGGGGGTTGTAGCGTTGTCCTTGTCGCGCCTTGTGCATCTCGTCCTCCCTAGTAGATCGCGTGGGGCATCTAAAGAGGCGACGCTACACGAGGAGATCAGCATTGCAAGAACAACAAGACGCAACGCCCCATATACCGAGCAGGTATATTTGGACAAAAGTGCAGTAACTCTGTTTGGCGAAATACCTGTCCGCAGAATGGCGCGGAAACGGGGGATAAGTCTGTGGATTAGCCCCGCCGAAGCGGCACGACGTTATGATGCGCCGCGTCCGGAGAGACTAGACGCTCGACTTTTCCTGCCCACTTCTCTAACGCCTCGCGCTTCTCGTCGAGGTAGGACCACTTGTCGTAATGCTTCTGCACGCCGCTTACAACGTGGCCGAGCACGAACTCCGCGATGTGCGGCGCGACCTTTAGCTCGCTCAGGCCGGTCCGGACCGTCCGGCGAAGGTCGTGAAGGTCGAAGGTGAACGGCTCGACGCCGTTGGCCGCGCAGTAAGCCTCGAGGCGCGCGTCGAATCGAGCCCCGAGCTTCGAGTAGCCGCTGATCGGGCGTCGTCCGCGCGTCGTCGTAAAGACGAAGTCGCCGTCCGCCCAACGCGGCATCGCTTCAAGCACACGCTCGGCGAGCGGCGAAAGCGGAACCGTCAGCTCGCGCTCCGTCTTGTAGCGCTCCGCCGGGATCGTCAGCGTGCGCGCCGCGGCGTCGATCTCGCTCCAGCGCAGGCCGGCGAGCTCGCTCCGCCGGCAAGCGGTCAGGAGAAGCATCCGGACGTAGCCGCCGTAGTCGCCGACGAGGTCGCAGACCGCCCAGACGTGGCGGACCTCGTCGTCGCTCAAGGCGCGATGGCGTACGCCCGGCTTCGGCCTCGGCAGCTTGATCGCCGGGTTCGCGGCAACGATCTCGCGATCCGCCGCCCAGGCGAAGAGAGCGCCTATGGCGTCGGCGGCGTGCCGCTTCGCCGCAGGGCGGCCGTCGAGGACGTCCAGGGTATCCAGCAACTCGCGGCGCGTGATCTCGCTTACCGGGCAGTCGCCCAAGCCTTCGAGCACGTGCCGATCGAGCGCGCTCCAAGCCTGCCTCCAAGACCGCGGCCGCGACTTCTTCAGCTGTTTGTCGCGGAACTGCTCGGCGACGACGCGCAGGGTATTGGCCTTGCGCCGGGCCTCCTCGCGCTGGTGCTCGCGGTCCTGCTCGCGGGGATCAACGCCCTTGGCGATCAAGTCGAGCGTCGCTCGCGCTTGCGACCGCGCCTCGGCGACCGCGAGCTGCGGAAATGCGCCGAGCGTCAGCTTGGCGGGCTTGCCGCCGATCCGCGCGCGTACCGCCCAGCTCCTCGCGCCGCTCGGCTGCACGACCAGGTAGAGCCCGCCGACGATCGCGTCCGGCACCTCGTAGCGCGTCTCCATCGGGTTGAGCTTGCCAACACCGATATCCGTCAACCGCCTCCGCAT